ATTGAACACTATGAATATCCTACATTAAAATTTCTTAAAGAAACTATTGATAATGATAGTGATTCTTATATTTTGTATTTTCATGTTAAAGGTGCTAGCAAAAATAACGTTAAACCAATACACGACTGGCGGTTTCTATTAGAGTACTATAATATAGTAAACTATAAAAAATGTATAGAGCTATTAGACACCGGTTATTGTACTGTTGGTATATTGTATAGCGAAGGAATGATTAGTCAATGGCCTCATTATAGTGGAAACTTTTGGTGGGCTAACTCTAATCATATTAAAAAATTACCCAAGCTACCTCACAAAAATGAATCTATTATAGGGGAAGTTAGTACAATTAGTAAAATGATGTATATATCTGATTACTTTAGATATGACCATGAAGCTTGGATAGGATGCATTCAACCATGGAATTATGTATCATTGTTTCAGGGTGACATTGAAAGAGAAGTTATTAGGATTACAAATACATGACAGAATCAAACATACCCTTTTATCATTTGATAATTGATAATTTCTTTGAACAAGAAATGGCAGAAAAATTGTCAGACGAATTTATTGATTATAATGATGAACGTTGGTTTTATTACAACAATGTGATTGAAAATAAAAAAACGTTGAATGATTGGAGATTTTTACCTAAACATGTATATCAAGCATTTACTCAGTTTTGCTCAGATGAGTTTGTTAAAAAACTACAGGATATGACTGGTATAGAAAAATTGTATCCTGATTATGGATTGCATGGTGGTGGCTGTCATATGCATGGTAGAAACGGCAAACTTAATATACATAGAGATTATTCTGTACACCCTAAATTAGGATTAGAACGCAAGTTAAATCTTATTGTATATCTTTCTAAAGATTGGGATAACTTATGGGGTGGTGGCTTAGAATTATGGTCACATGATACTAAAAACAATCAACCAAAAGAAAAAGTAAAAGAAGTAGAATGTGTTTATAATCGTGCTGTACTTTTTGACACCACACAAAATTCTTGGCATGGGTTACCTGAACCGTTGCGTTGCCCAGAAAGTGTATACAGAAAAAGCCTAGCCATGTATTATATGACTAATCCTAGTGTAAATGTTGATCCAAGACAACGTGCATTATTTGCACCTACAAAAAATCAAAAAAATGATATTGAAGTGAAAAAATTCATAGAAGAAAGAACTAAGCTATCTTAATATCTGGCGTTAGTATAATGGATAATACAGTAGCCTTCTAAGCTATCAATAGAGGTTCGATTCCTCTACGCCGGACCATCAACGTTTTCTAGTAGTAATCGCCATTCATCACTACTAAAGTGGTAATCGTCTAATACTTCTAACATCCTAGCAAAAACTATTAAACCTCTTTTGTGATTAATTACTTCATTATGAAGTCCTAATACTTTTTTGTCAACTACTAACTTTAACAAGTTCTCGCCTTCTTTTTTTAATCTAATCTTTTTAGAAATAATATTAAATTTGGCAATTAGATCATTACATTCTACAATGGCATTTGTAGTCAGTTGTTGTAATGCACGAATTTCAATTTTCATTTTTAATATTAAATCATCAAACTCTGGGTTAATATGTTGAACAAACTGTGAAACCATAAAAGCTAATCTTCCCATAACCTCACTGTCAATATTAATATCATTATAATGATCTCCGGTCGAGTCATAGTGTTCACGTTTAATTGGGTCACTTAACACCTCGTATGCCAATTTCATTCGTTTAAACTTTTCCACATCCCCTCCCTTATCAGGATGATGTAGTTGTGCTAAGATTCTGTATTTTTGTTTGATTTCTTCAGAGGTACAAGTTTTTGGTAATTCTAGTTCATCATATAGGGAGGTTGTCATAAACAATATTTATCATCAAGTATTTTATGTAGTATTAAGTACTAAAATCGTAAATTTGACAACAAATCCTCAATCTGCTATACTCTAGACATAGATTGATTGAACAAGTTCTTGGGAAACAGTGAAACAAAAGAATTTGACAATAAATGGTAGTTATGATACAATCATAGCATGAGTTGAGAAAGTCATCGTACTAATCAACAAAGTTCTTTAAAATTCTGAGTTATCATATAGCCCTGTTTAAGTTACAGGGACTATATGAAAACACACTATACAGTCGGTGTCTCGCCCGCAAATAGCGAGGTAGTGTGTTTTCATATAGTCTGCTCGGTTCGTCTAGAGGCCTAGGACAACGCCCTTTCACGGCGTGAACAGGGATTCGAATTCCCTACCGAGTACCAGAATCCGGTTACTACTTTCCTTAAAGTAGCGTTTGAATAGCGATAGAGTTCCGGTGGCAGAAAACCGTTAGCGTGAGGAATGGAAGTAACGCAGTTCCACTACCCTCGCAGGCTCTGATAGGCAGAATCTCAACTGCACACAGACTTTGAATAAATGGAGATGGACAGAGTAACTGCTCAATTAAGGGCTTGTGTGGAAACAAGTAGCTTATACTAATTCAATATAGATGTGTATGATAATACGGTTGTTGTACACATCTATGTTATACTGAGTTTTGAGAGCCACATCGCCTGGATACTTCCTTTGGTAACAAAGCACTAGGTCCTGCAACCGTGGCTCTCCCTGGAGATGAAGCATCAATGGTGATGCAGTGGACTGTAAATCCGCCGCTTTATAGCACGACTGGTTCGATCCCAGTAATCTCCACCAAGAATATAGGAGAGTCGCTGGGCAGGCGTACTCTTAAACGACCTAGGCCAAAGGGGTGTCCTGTTTCATATTTGCACCGTTAGATCAGTTGGTTAGATCGCATGCCTGTCACGCATGAGGCCAGGGGTTCAAGTCCCCTACGGTGCGCCAAATTATTTGACTACAATCATTGTATGATATATAATGATAACATGATTTGCGACTGTGGTGAAATAGGTAGACACAAGAGACTTAAAATCTCTCGCTTAACAGCATCCCGGTTCGATTCCGGGCAGTCGCACCAAAGAATGATGCCTCTATAGCACAATTGGTTAGTTGCAAGCGACTCATAATCGCTAGGTTCCTGGTTCGAGTCCAGGTGGAGGCACCAAGTATAGGAGAGTTGGGTGAGTGGTTAAACCAGCAGATTGCTAATCTGTCACTGTGAATAACGGTGCGTGGGTTCGAATCCCACACTCTCCGCCAATCATTTCTTTTTTACTCGGTCTATAATTTCATTGCGAAACATAGGATTTTCAATCATCATTCGAGCAAGTAAACCAGTGAGGTAACCCCGTTCATATAATAACTGTTCGTGGCTATCTTTGTAATTACGTTTGTTTTGACGCAACAACTTTTCAACAACATCAATATAGTTTTGTAGTTCCATACTGTATTTATTAAAGAACGTTCCGAGTGTCTTCGGATAGTGTGGTCCCACACGATGAGAAGTACTGTGACAAGTACGGGCGGTTCTGGTCTAGCCTGACCAGCGTTGGCAATACGAGAACGGTCCCTGTCGGGAAGCGGGTGGAAGGTACATATGGGGGATATGATAGCGTCATATCTTCCAGTACTATAATTACCGCCGGGGGATGCAGAGCATATTGAAGCATATTGATATTCGGTCGTAGCGGTTCATTGAACCTTAGTATATACCGAGAGTGTTAATGTGTTTCAATATGCTTTTTATGCACAGGTGGCAGAGTGGCCAAATGCAACGGATTGCAAATCCGTAAAACCGTGAGTTCAAATCTCACCCTGTGTTCCAAATACATAGACTTATTGTGTAATAACAATATTCTAATCATGTAAAGAGACTGTATTTTGAATCCTTCACAAAGAGGTAAATATTAGTTTGTGAAAGGAAACAAAAACATGGAAAAAATGAACAACGCATTCGATATTGCTGGTGGATTTCTAGGTCATGTAGTTGACATGGGAGTTAAGTTATTAGCAGTAGGCGTAATCTTACAAATCATTTTTGGAGCGGCAGTGCCATTCATAGGTTTAGACATTTTAGGTAATGTTCTAAAGTTTGTGACAGCATTGGGTAGTCAAGGTCTAGTAGGTCTTGTTGCTCTAGGAGTTTTATTCTGGGCCTTTGATAGGAAATAAAACTTTTCACACACATACAAAGGGCCCACTAAATACAGTGGGCTTTTTTGCGGGGTTCGTATAGTGGTAATACCTTAGCCTTCCAAGCTAATGCTGACAGTTCGATTCTGTTACCCCGCTCCATATTATTTTATAAATAAGCAATGAACAATTTATTATTCGTGCCATTAGATATTCAAGTTACTGAAATTAGTTTTGAGTTAGGAGAACGACAAATATATCATCAAAACTTTTGGGAAACCAAAACGGTGCTTGGTAAAGAAAATAATTATCAACAGTATAGAAGTCTGTTAGACCAAATACCAATAGTAGATATCACAACATTTACGCATAAGTTTCAACAAATGATAGTTAAGCCGCACTATGATTATTATCATAATGGCAATGTCTCAGATGAATATAACCATATTGTAGAAAATGAACCTTCTGGATATCATGTAGTATTGAACGGCAAGTGCGATTCATTGGAAGTCTTTGACGGCAAAGAATGGATAACTCCTATATTGCCTCAAGTTCCCATAGCCTACGTACTTAGTCTTACTTCATGTTTACATAGAGTAAAGGAAGATCACATAAGAGAAACTCTTTATATAAAAGGTTTTTTGGATGTAGAAAAACATCAACAATTGATAGAGCGTAGTATCAAACGCTACGGTGATTTAGCAATATATCAAAAAACTCTTAAGAGCACCACATAGATACCCAATAGTAGTAGACAGATAAATAACTATCTGTTATAATACTACTTGTTCTTTAAAAGTTTAATGCGTTTGTGGTGTAATTGGTAGCCACGCTGGTCTTAGAAGCCAGTGCCGAAAGGCGTGTCAGTTCGAGTCTGACCAGACGCACCAGAGTTTGGGGGTGTAGCTCAGTTGGGAGAGCGGTTGCTTTGCAAGCAATAGGTCGCAGGTTCGATCCCTGTCTCCTCCACCAAGATCACCATTACACACGGTGTATATTATGATAAGTAGTGTGTAACAGAATTACGCGGGGTGGAGAAGTAGTAACTCATCAGGCTCATAACCTGAAGATCGGCGGTGCGAATCCGTCCCCCGCATCCAATTAGGAGAATTATATGCCAATGTATGAAACAACAGTTAGAACACCAGCTGGTGAAAAGAAAGAAAAAGTCTTTGCACCTAATGTACAAGAAGCTAAAAAGCTTTTTGAACAAACATATGGTCCTAGAAATGTTCCATTCATACCGCATATAATACCAAGTTAAGTCTGTCTCGGTATGGTGAAATGGTATCACTGAACGTTTGGGACGTTCGAGCGTAGGTTCGATTCCTGCTACCGAGACCAATCATTTTTTAAAAGAGGAAATAGTATGACATGCAGAGGTTATGATTCAAGGGCAGTTAAACTCCCTAAAGCAGTTAAACGTGCGGCAACACTTATTCGTGATGCACATGCACGTGGAGCTTTTATTCGTAGTTTTGTTGAGATTGAAAAAAGCAATTTACGTAGTCCGTCACGCAAGGATAATAAATGAGTAAAGGTAGCTTGCCAAAACCCTATAGTGTTGATTTGAATACATTCAACAATAATTGGGATAGTATTTTTCGCAAGCCTGATCCAAGAATTATTGAGGATCAAAAGAATGAAGATGAAGCATTTGAAAAAATTGCTAGTCAATCAGAAGTTAAAGACAGTAACCAGGGTGGTTAATCATCGGGTCGTTAGCGCAGTTGGTAGAGCGTCTGCCTTACACGCAGAATGTCGGGAGTTCGAGTCTCTCACGACCCACCAAACAAAGGAGTAATTATGAGCAAAAGTGAAGATGTAATTAATAGAGCATACGGACACATTGTAAAAGAAGTTAATCCTATAATTAATTTTGATATTACTATATTTCGTGGTTTCAAATACTATTGGTACAAGTTGATTAGAAAAGTTACAAGATAACAATTATGGCACACCCTCAACAATTTCAATATATACAAAAACTTAAACTACTATATCCTACTCAGTTCTTTAATAGCAAAGTACTTGAAGTAGGTAGTCTTAACATTAATGGTTCAATACGAATCTTTTTTAATCATTGTGATTATTTAGGAATTGATGTTGGCCCGGGTAATGATGTTGACTTAGTATGTGAAGGTCAAACATTAGATCATCCAGACAGTATATATGATACCGTTGGTAGCTGTGAATGTTTTGAGCATAATCCTTATTGGGTAGAAACATTCGTTAACATGCATCGTATGGCTAAACCAAATGGTCTAGTGTTTATGACATGTGCTACTACTGGTAGACCAGAACACGGTACTACTCGTACTACACCACAAGATAGTCCTCTTACTACAGGTATAGGATGGGACTATTATAGAAATTTAACTGAAGAAGATTTCAGAAAAGAATTAGACATAGATGATATGTTTAGTACATACAAATTTGAAGTGGGCGCACCTCACGCAGATTTGTATTTTTATGGTATTAAAAAAATAAAGGTAAATATGTCACAAAGCAGAGCAAGATATACAAGTGAAGAAGCCGCAAACATGGTTGGTAGTCGTTTTGATTTAGTTCTTATCGCCTCACAACGTGTAAGAGAATTAAAACGCGGACATCGTTCACTACTTAATACTAAAGCAGGACCAATGGTAACTGCATTAGAAGAAATTGAAGCAGGACTAGTCGGACGAGAATATCTTAAACGTATTAGAAAGAATTTGTAAACAATATCTCGGTAGCTCAATTGGCAGAGCACTGGTCTCCAAAACCAGGGGTTGTAAGTTCGAGGCTTACCCGGGATGCCAAATAAAGGAAAGTTATGCCCGCAGTATTTTTAACAAGTGACACACACTTCGGGCATGCCGGAGTATGTCATTTCATACGTAACGATGGTGTTACAAAATTAAGACCATGGACTGATCCAGATGAAATGGATGAAGAAATGGTTAAGCGTTGGAACGAAACAGTACGACCAAACGATAAAATATATCATTTGGGCGATGTAGTTATCAATAGAAAAGCATTAAAGATTATGAGTCGCTTGAACGGTGATAAAGTATTGATTCGTGGTAACCACGATATCTTCCGTGATGATGAATATAGATTATACTTCCGTGAACTACGTGCTTACCATGTTATGAATGGAATGATCTTAAGTCATATACCTATTCATACCGAATCGTTAGGTCGTTTTGGTACTAACATTCACGGTCACTTACACGCAAATCGTGTGATGAAAACTGTTGAAACATTACATGAATTTCACCAACGTGGTACTAGACATTATATTGATGTCCGCTATCATTGTGTATGCGTAGAACATACAGACTATAGACCTATACTGTTTGAAGATGTTATCAAACGTATCGAAAGTGAAGGTGGTAGTGTAGGATTTAAGAACGGTAATGGACCTACAATGTGAAAATAGACCCTTCGGGGTCTATTTTTTTGGATATTATCTAACTATTTGATTGTCGGCATAATCTTGCATATACATACGACCTCTAGGTATTCTATTTTTTACAGCATATTTTTCTAATTCTTGCATAGCTTGTTCTTGTGTTTTATTTATTGCTGTAGCAACTTGTCGTCCTGCATTATAAATTCTCCAATCACTTATACGTGGACCTTCAGGTTCAATAGCTTGTGTTGGTTGTGTAGCTTGAGTTGGTTCTGGTTCAGCTGGTTGATTTACAAATTCATTATCATCAGGTGATATATTCTTTCCGGGTGCACCCGGTACTGATTTATAACTTTGAGGGAATTTTGCTACTATTTGTTTGGCAGCTTCTCTAATATCATATCCATTAGGTGGGCTAATTTCTTTACTACCATCTTTTATTTCACTTGCTTTTGTGAGAATAGCTTTAACAATTTCTTTCATTAAGCCGGGAAATCTTTTAGCAAACTCAGCATCAGCGCCAACTCTATTATATCGTTGATCCTGTGTACTGTTTACTAGTTGACTAGTTGGTGCATGTAATTGCCACTTACCATTTTTATTATCAATATTTTGTTTATCAATGATACTAATGATAGGACCATCAGGTGCATAATTATTAAACCAATTTAATCCACTAGATCCACCTGTACAGAAATTACTCATGTGTCCTGTTTGATTGTTAAATGTATAACAAGCACCATAGTTCAATGGCATGATAACATGAAATCTATCGTTATCTAATAATACTATTTCTTTTCTATTGCGTTTATGTTTTTCTAATGCTTCGGCATCTTTAATTCTTCTTAAAGTATTACGATACTCATCTTTTTCCATTGCCTGTTGTAACGCCCGTATACTAGGAAACTTATTAAAATCTTGGTCTGGTTTCTTTAATAAACCACGTGTGCTTAATGCTTGCCAAGCACCTAGTGCGTCTCCGCCCTCACCATTCAAATCTTCATAATCTATAGCGTGATTATTATATAGTTTTAACAACCAACTATCAAACTTACCTTCTTTACTTAGATCACCATATTCATTTTTAGCGAGTGTTTGATTAACTAATTTACTCCAAGATTGAACATAATCAGCAACTGTAGGTCTTGGACCCATATCTGCTATTTCATTTTTTGGAAATGTTCTATCGTGTCTAACAGCAATAGCTAACATTTTTGCTAGCTTTGGGTCTTTCATTATATTAGTACCGATATCGGCTTCAGTTAAAAAGTGTGTTGCTCTCATTATACTAAACTCCGTTTTAGATATGCGAGAACTGCACTTAATTTTTCTCTATCTCCGTTAGCTATATCTGATAATACCTTTACCATACCTTCAGTTTTTTCTGTTGTTAAACCATTATCACGATATCTATAACCACTAGTTACATTACCAGTAAGTTGTGGATAGTAATATCTTGCTGTTAATATTACACTGGCACTCACCGCATTACCAAGGACGTCACTTATCTCATTGTTATCTAAACCTTGAATTGCTTGGTCAATTAATTTTACTTGATCAATTTTTTTATCTACTTTGTGATGAGCATCATTTTTTGCCATACTAGCAATTACACCATTGATATCAGCTTTGGAAGCAACTAGTATTTTTCTAAAAAGTGGTTTGAATCGTTTGGTCAAGGTAGTTACGTTAACGGTGTTAAAGTCTGATATAGGTTTATTTGTACCACGAGTTTGTTTTAATTCTTTAGAGTACTCACTATCTACAAAGTAAAATTTTCTAGCATCACCTATAATACTTTTTAATAAACCATTAGCATCAGTAACATTGTCCGCAAAGGTAGAATATACCATATTGCCCTCATCAGGATCAGGTCTACCATTACTAGTAAATATTTGATATGATCCAGATCTTGATGCTCTTCTGCCATAAGTATCGGATACCATAAATCTTACTGCACCAAATCCTTTATTACCTGCTATTAACAACCATGATCCGGGCTTGTCTTTGAGATCAGTCCATTTAGGTCTGACTGCAGGTTCAGGTTGCACATCATGTCCTAATGCATCTTTAGAATGTAGTTGTTTTAATACTTCCTGTGCGCCCGGCCCAGTAAACTGAGCCATAGTTGTGCTGGCTTCTGAAACTATGCTTTCGCATAATTGCGAAAAATACTTATAATTATCCATACATGTATTTATTCTTTTTTAATCATTTGGTTCCTATAATCATATAGCGTTTATATCCATTAGTAGCATATGGTATGTTTTTTACCCCGGAATATAACAAATTACTCAGGTTAAACTTATTAACTAACTCATCTAAACTATCGGTAGTTTGTTTAATAAACCAGGGAAATTCTGGATCTTTCATATTAGTAGTTTGGATACATACTAAACTACCATTTGGAATTGAATTATACCAGTTATTGTTATCCATTTGGTCTATACTACAATTAATGAAAATACTGTTAGCATGTAGACTGTAATCATATTCGTTCACATCCTGTACATGATTATAAACTTTAGGAGATTCATATTTCCACATATCACATACTTTATTAGCATTAGATATTGCTTCTGGATTTATATCATATCCGTGTACAGTATTATAGAATGTAGGTTTGCGGGTAAGTAACATAAATGCTAATAGATTATCCCAGCATCCTAGAATATGTAATGAGGGTTTTACAAGACATTCACGGTATATAGCTGTCTCTAATTCCTCACATAACCATAGTTTGCTTTTAATCAATCCGTGATAAAAGGATTCATGTGTATCAAATTTATTTGAATTTGTCATTTTCAGTAATTGGTGTATTTAATAATGCTTTAATGGTATCATTCCATTTAATATGTGAACTGGTTGGTTTTAATTGTTTAATTAACTCTATTTTATAATTCATTAGATTAAATGATTTTGTTTTATGATGTTCCCATCCATGACTTTTTAATCTAGGATTTAATTCTGGATACATTACTTGGTACATACGTGATTTAAAATTAGATATTGTTTCTCCGAGTATATGATTATTTAAATGAATTTCTATCAATTTATAGCTAGATGCTAAACTATAACTAATCATATTCCCAATGCCGTTAATACCTTTATCACTCATAAACCTTTCATAACTAGAATACTCTAATCTAAAAGGGGATAATACTTTTTGTGGAATATGTGTTTGTGGCCACGGCCAATCTCCACCGATAATTGGGAAATAACTACATTGTTCAACTAACCATAAATGTGTTGCTACGTGCGGTTCTATGATATAATAAGGACACAAATATGATAAATGATTCCCGTTTTGAAAAAATTTATCTGCATCCAATTCAACCAATTTATGAGTTATATAATTTTCTCTACAAAACTTTTCTGCATAATACAAATCATGGGTATTAATGATTAACCCTTCTATTTTAATAACTAATGTTATTGCTATTATCGGTATATTGTTTTTTAAACAAGACAATAACACTAATTCACTATCTAAACCTCCACTATATAATATCTCTACATATTTGGTCTGTCTATTTGATAAATGGTCATTAAATATGTCAGTAATATTACGGTTATTTTCAAATGGAACATCCAATAATTCTGTGGTAAATTTATGAGAATTTTCTCCTAATTCTAGGGTACATTTCTTAAAATCATTTAATCCAACATTCCATTCAATAACATTTTCCATGACAATATTTAGTGGTTAAAAAAAGTATCTAAATAATAGCATATTTTAAATTTATGCTAAATATGAATAACACTACCCAAGGCTAAAATGCTACACTTCATTAAAGACATCACACACAAACTATTAGATTTTATTAAAGACGATCCAGTAAGACCTGAAATCTCAGCCGATTTTAGAGTTAGTAATGGACGATTAGTTGCCGCATTAACTGATGAATCGGAAGATAATCCGGACGCTATGGTATGTGTTAGTTTCCATGATTTTATTCCAGAAAATGTAAAAGATTTGGATAATACTACACAAGTACCTACAACCGCAGTATTCTATACAATATGGAGTTATAAAGCAGGTAAAGGTGCTGAATTATTATATAGAGCGGTTAAGGGTATTCAGGAACAATATCCTAGTGTTAATAGATTTGTAACATTAAGTCCTAAAACTAATATGGCTAGAAGATTTCATTTACGTAATGGAGCTATTGTTTTTAGAGAGAATATAGAAACAATTAATTATGAATATACACCGATAGTAAATACAGATAATAACTCGGAGAATAATAATGAGCAAAGAGAATCTATTAATAGTTAAAGAAGTAGAAGATGAAGATCCGGAAATGTGGCAATTTGAACATAGTGCCATTATCGCATCAGAATTCATTAATGATGTATTATTAAATCAATTAGATAAATTTGAACTTGATAATGACGATGATACTTATATATATGGTATTGCTAGTCATGGTTTATTTGTTTCATTAATAGCACGTTTAGGTGAAATGGGATATACCGAAAAAGAATTACGTAAAGAAATTAAGACTTGGCTTAATACTAGTGTAGGCCAAGTTGTTCACTAATACTTAAGTATTACATTTTTTACAAACAAAAGTACTCATTTAGTCACCTCAGGTGCTTCAAAATCGCTAGAATATACAGGAATACATACTGATACACTTCTAGCGGTTTTTGCCAATATTTGACAATAAATGGGTTTTCATGTACAATACTAACATGAACTCAAAAATCGCCCGTAAACGTAGAACAGATCGTAATCAAGTGTTATACTATATTCAAGATACAGTAACACAGGAGTACTACATTGGTTTAACTGCTATGTGCTTTGCAGGTAATGTTCGTAAGACACTAGTCCGTCGTATGCAAAAACATATGCAACGGGCCATGACTGAAAACAAAACTTGGGGTTTGTCACGTGCCCTGCGTGAGTATGGTGCTGAACGTTTTGTATTCGGTACCTTAGAAATTGTTCGAGGCAAGCGTCCTGCTCATGCCCGTGAAACAGAATTGATTAACACATTGCAACCAGCATTAAACACATTTGGAGTAAAATAATGAATCAAAAAATTCAAGATTTGATGTATCATTCAGGACTAACTGCACAAGGATGCTGGGATGAAATGGATGATTATGATAAACAGGCTATTGAAAAGTTTGCCGAGTTGATTGTTAAGGAATGTATGAATGTTTTAGATCCAGGTGGTCATCAATTGATAGCACGGTTCCACACAAGACAATGGTTGTCAGAACATTTTGGAGTAAAATGAAATTAAACGATATATTACAATGGGTTGGGGCAGTATTCATTATTGTTGGCCATATCTGTAATGCCATTGGACCTGATGCACATCCCTACAACATTGTAGCATTTACATTAGGTACAATTATGTTTTTGACTTGGACAATACGTGTAAAGAACAATCCGCAATTGGTAGTGAACGTGGTAGCAATAGTTACTTGTTTAATTGGATTAGTGAACGCTTGGAGATAATATGAACAAATTAGTTAGAGATGGAATGGTTGCTGTATTATACAGCCCGGGATTTGGTGCAGGCTGGTCCACTTGGAACCCTACAATGCCTGAACTTATTTTTGAACCTGCTATAGCACAATTTGTATTGGACGAAAAGTTTGATGAACTACGAACATATGTGGCATTGAAGTATCCTGAAATATACGATGGTGGTCTGATGGACTTAGAAGTTGCTTGGGTACCTGAAGGCATTGAGTTTAAAATCAATGAGTATGATGGAGCCGAATCGGTTGAAGCAAAAGAAGATATAGATTGGTTTACGGCATAAGTAATGTATTATTGAGGGCTGATTAATGAATAAAAAGATTAAAGACCTTGCCAAAGATGCTGGCTTTGTTACTTGGGCTAATGAACCGCATGGTCCGGGCCCGGGCAATATTGATTGGTCTAGTTCCTATGATAAAGAACTAGAAAAGTTTTATGAAATAGTGGTACGTGAGTGTGCCAAAGAAGTTAAAGATGTATATAAACAAGGTGGCGGTACTTATGCTGAAACTATTTTGAAAAAAATGAATGTTAAAATCAAATGATACTTTATATAACTAACAAAGCTCGTACGGTCTTTTTACCCTACGAAGAAGGTATGATTGAATGGTTACAAGAAAAGTATCCCTTCAGTCAATATAGAATAGAAGAATATGAAAAGTAAAGAAGAAATCATAACTGAGATGTGCTATGCATATAGACAGGATTATGATTTAAATAAAGATCCGGATAGTCCATCATGGTGTGCAGGGATGACGCCAGAAGAACGTACGGGATTGTATAATACAATGTCTAACATTTATGAAAATAATATTGAACCATTGCTTAAACAAAACGGAGAAAAGAAATGACAGAAGATAATAGAGTTGAAGTTGAATTAGATTTAGATGAACATGAAATATACCTGCTAGCCATGGAAGCACACAAGCGTGATATTACACTAAATAAAATGATAGAGGGTATTTTACAAGAGGTAGTTGACAAACATAAAGTCAACGGAACACTAGTAAATGAATGATATTTTTTATGGAATTTTTAATTGGATCAAAGATGATTACCGTACTCATCCTTTTAGGTTTGGCATTGAGTTGCTTGCTTGGGGCATTTCAATTGGCTGTTCGATTACCATGGCTCTCACAGTCCCCAATCCGCCTTTACTTACTTTGTACCCTATTTGGATCATCGGCTGTGGTCTCTATGCTTGGGCTAGTTTTACTAGGAAATCTTTTGGGATGCTGGCTAACTACTTGCTACTTGTAACAATTGATAGTGTAGGATTAATAAGGATGTTAACGTGATAAACAAATTAGAACAATATAAAAAGTATTTTGCCTTTACTGGTACTAGTACTCGTAGTGAATATTGGGGTGTATATTTAATTAGTTGGGCCCTACTAGGTCTTACTAGTTCATTGGCTTTTATGATATTTGTACTAAGCTTACCCTTTACCATTGTCGTAATAGGATTACTTGGGTGGATTATTTCACTAGCAATATTATGTGTAGGTAGTGTACTATCATGTTGGTTATGGATTGCAACCACAATTAGGCGTTGTAATGATGCTGGAATCAATCCTTGGTTTGCTATTACTGTACTGTTACCTCCACCTTTTGGCACTATCCCTGTCGTTGTGTTTGGGTGCTTGAACCAGGATACAACTGCCAAAAGTTGACATAAATACGTTTCCTGTGCTATAATACGTATTATGAAACGAAAAATCTTATCATTCACTATTGAACAGCCCAAACATCGGGCTCATAAAGTGTTGTTTTCTAGCAACACTCCGTTCAAACCTAAGGTCGTACTATCCAAAAAAGGTATGTACGTTCGTAAACCCAAGCATCCAAACAGCACCGAAATTTGACAACAAATGGTTTTGGCGCTATAATAGAGTCTTATTCAGTCAAAAGGAGTTCAAATGAACATCAAGCAAATTAATACTGCTATCATGCAGGGTGACTTTACTAATGAAGATTTGGTTAGTATTGGCGATGCTATTCGTTTTGCACGTGCCCAACTAGTGGTACGAAACAAATCGGCATTAACAATTGGATCCAATGTGAAATTTACTAGTTCAACACGTGGTACAATATCCGGTGTTGTAAAGAAAATCAATCGTAAATTTATTATTGTAGATCAGACCGGACAGTTCCGTAGTTGGAGAGTGCCCGCTAACATGTTGGAGGTTGTATGAGTTATTTTGTTGTAATTGTAATTGTCATTGCCCTCGTTGCAATTGGCCCGTTATTGACTATTTGGTCACTGAATGTGTTGTTCCCGTTATTAGCTATTAAGTACTCATTAGAGTCCTGGTTAGCTATAGTGATTTTGGGTGGTTTATTTAATATTAGGAAAGCAAAATGAGTGATTTAGAAATTGATATCATGGAAATGTTGGAAAAAGGTACACACCCTGCAACTATTTCCGCTGTATTAGAAGTGCCTGTAACCTGGGTCTATGACGTGTCCGATTCCGTTAAGAATAGGGAAGTGTTTAGCCCGTTCAAAACTGTCAACTCCTAAATTTGACAATAAATGGTCTTTCTGCTACAATAGATACTTAGACAGTTAAATAAAGGACTTCAAGATGTATAAAGCAAATGGCTATTTATTTCGTAATGTAGAAGCACTAGGTGAATACTTAAAGATTCATTCTGGAAAAGACATTGTTGTCACCTATGTAACCGAGTATTTTCTTGGTGACCCGATGGAACAATAATTTGACAATAAATGGATTTGGTGCTATAATAGAATCTTAAACAGTAAACAAAAGGACTAACAAATGGCTTACATGAATCAGGAACGCAAAGCAAAGATTACACAAGCACTTAAGCCTATCTTGGCTAAGTACAAAGTTAAAGGATCTTTGTCAGTTCGCAATCATATGACTATTGTTCTGACCCTCAAATCGGGTGCTATTGACTTTATTGGAAATAGCAACAAGGTTTGCGGCAATGACCACTATCAAGTGGCTCGTGGTTTCAAACCCAACACAAATGGTTACGATCAGGTAAATCAATATTGGTTTCAGGATCACTATGATGGTGTTGCTAAGGAATTTTTAACCGAGGCTTTTCAAGCATTAAAAGCGGCCGATTGGTTTGACGAATCGGACGCAATGACAGACTATTTTAATACAGCATACTATGTTGACGTTAATATTGGTAAATGGAATAAATCTTACATTTTGGAGAAATAAATTATGGTTAAAATTAAAATGAAACCAATCAAGGGTTTTAAAGACTATCATATCACAGAAACCGGAGAACTGTATTCTACTAAGCGAGGAGAACCTACCAAGCTTAAGCCGAATGTCTTTCAGGGATATGAACGGGTTAAACTGTCATCAGTTGATGGTGGTATACATAATACTACTATTCATCGGCTAGTGGCAGAAACATATTTGAGAAAGCCTAAAAATAAAAACATTGTCAATCATATTGATGGTGTTAAAAACAACAACAATGTCTCTAATTTAGAATGGACTGACCATCGTGGCAATATGAAGCACTATGGCGAGAAACTAGAAAAGGGATATCGTGCTAAACGAGGCAAGGTTAAACAGGACCTTGAAAAAGCCAAGCAAACTATTCTGAATTTGGCTTATGACTTGTATTCTAAAACGCAAACTCCTGAGGAGTTTGTAAAGTTGTATGGTGCTACCCACAACTTGTAAAATAATGGGTAACACAATGGTTGACAATAAATGGCTATTGTGTTATCATTATAACAGTGCTGAGTGATATCAGTACATTTTTAACTTAGCTTTTTAATTAAAGGAAACATATGGCTAATTCTAATCAAACTTTCAAAGTCGCTGGTATTACTATTCACAATGGTAACGCTAAAGTTCGTTTCACAGATGACATGGTCCGTCGTATCAAGCAATTCACTAAAGGTGGTGCTAGTCGTGTGGAATTTGTTGAGCTACCTTCAGAAATGACAAAAGTAGAAGCATTAAAATATCTTGCTACTCTATCTGAGTTTGCTAATGCAAGTGATCAGGCAACTATTGCTGATACACTTGAAGATAAAACTAAAGAGGCAAGTAAAGGTGAAGTTAAAGTAAAAGCTTCTAAAACAAAGCCTAGCATTGACGCTATCAAAGCACGTGCTAAAAAAGCAAAAGTGTCCGCAGAAGATATTCTTGCGGCAGTTGAAGACGCTCCATTCTAATTAACAGGGCTTAGGCCCTTATACTATGAACTTAAATCTATCTACATTCCGTCGCTCGTTTAATCCTCGTAGAGAATTTAATCCTGCAGATAAAAAAGATTTGCTAGAATTTAAATTCTTTAAGAAGAATGGTAAATGGAAAACAGGGTGTCCATTCTTTTTAGAGGATCCGTTTGTTGAGATTCCAGCAATGTGTGAAAGTAAATTCACAAACTATATGCTAGAGAAGATGAAATAAAAAAGCCCCTTAATTGGGGCTTTTTATTGGATACTTAAATTAATTAAGCATTAGGTGCTTTGATAACCATAAATCTAATAGTGATTGTCTCATCACTAGTTGTAAAACCGCTGATGTTTACAATGTTTATGTAGAAACCATTGTCGAATCCACCGATAATAGCAGGACCTGCAATACAATTATATGTTCCTAGGTTAGGACTAACTATTTGTGCTAGCACAATATCAGTATTAGGATCCACTGAACTATTTATAACAGAGAATGTATCAATTTCGTTTGCTGCCATAGCAACACTAGTTGTTATAATAGTTCCTGCTAGTGCATTGATAGTTACCCCGTTACCTCTGTTTGTAGTTTGTGTAACAGTTGAACCTGACGCATAACCAATCTTACCCGTACTTGTCAATGTACCAGTGACATTAGCACCGGTGCTTGTAACTACTAGTTCAACATTGCTACCGGCTGCTTGAATTGAAACATTGCCGTTACTAGTAATAGTGATGTTTGAGTTACCATTCTGTAACAGACCACTATTGATAGTAGTGATGTTACCAGTTGTAATGATTGCTGTTGTTGTATCTAAGTTACCTACGTTAGCATTACCTGTTACTGATAAACTTGTTAGTGTACCAACTGAAGTAATATTAGGTTGTGCGTTTGTGTACACTGTGCTAGCCACTAATGCGTTGCCTACCTGCCCTGACACATTAGCGCCAGTTAAGCCAGTCAAGGCTTGTCCATTACCAATGATGTTACCAACTGATACATTACCAGTTGTACTTATAGTATTAGAGCCGTAACTTGCTAATAATGTTACGACATTACTATCACCGTATGTACCACCAGCCGGAGCTGATGCAAATACACCGTTACCATATAATATGTTACTTAAATTACCGTCTAGGTTAATAGTAGCAATATTACCCAAACCTGATACGTTTGAGGCCGCAACTGCAAAAGCCGTATTAGCAACATTAGCATTAGGTACAAAACCTGATACATTTGCACCTGCTAATCCAGTCAAGGCTTGTCCATTACCTATAATATTACCAACTGATACATTACCAGTTGTAGTCATTGTATTACTGCCGTAACTAGCTAAGAATGTTGCAACATTGCTGTTACCATAACCTCCACCAGCCGGAGCTGATGCAAAGACACCATTACCATATAATATGTTACTTAAATTGCCGTCTAGGTTAATAGTAGCAATGTTGCCTATGTTAGTAGCAATAATATTACCTACTGCAACATTAGCATTTATAGAAATATTGCCAGCTGTATTAGCAACAAGCGTCACACCGTTATTAAAGCGAATATCTGCTTGCTTGAATGGAGTGGTCGTTCCCGCTACATTTAAATTAATGAATTGCAAGTCTAATCCGTAATCAAATCCTGAGCCAGGAGTTGAGTTTTTCATACTGACACCATATGCTGAACCAGCGGTAGTCAATCCACCGTCACCGTCTAAGTAAGCAACAACAGCCGCATTTGCTGTAGTTGTTTGATCTCCTACAACACCAAGTAAACCAGTGTTAATAAATTCGCTTGCATTAGTACCAGTAACTAAGTATTGACCGGTTACACCGGCTACATAATTACGTGTTTTAGTTAGATTGCTACCTGTTACACGACCACGTACCGCTTGTGCGCTTGCCGGATCATTTGCGTCATTGCTACCAAATGCTGAATCAATTGCTAATATACTACGTACTCCAATTGTTGCACCACCACCGACTGTAGTAGCATTACCGGTTACATTTGCATAACCATTTGGAATATTAATGTTACCACCAGTGATATTACCTGTCGTTGTAATTGTGTTACTGCCGGCAGCAATAATACCAATAATGTTACCACCAGTGATATTACCTGTCGTTGTAATTGTATTGCTACCAAACGCACCCATTAAACTTACTACATTACTATTACCATATGTGGTTGCATCACTTACCCAACTTAATACTCCACTACCGTTAGTAGATAATACTTGACCTGCAGTACCACCGGTAATTGTTACATTACCTACTGCACCAAGATTAGCTGTAGTAGAAACATTTACTATAGTTAGTGATGCTGATCCTGTAGAACTTATACCGCTAGTGTATACTGTACCTGTTACATTAACATTGCCAGCACCAACATTACCGGTGAATGTAGGAAGATAATTTGCAACATCATTATTGCTATATTCATTTCCTGCATAGTTGTTAACTTTATATGAATTTACTGTTTGATTAACTGCGCTAACAGAGATAGCTCTATTAGTGTTATATACAGTTACCACATCAGCTGGCTCATTACTAGTTGCTGATGTAATAGTTAATGATGTTCCTGAGGCTGTTTGAGTAGCTTGATTATATGTTGTTGTAGCACCGGACACTTGTGGTGCAATACCTCTGGCTACTGCTGTTCCGCCTGATGTAGCTGAACCTGTAGTAGCAGAGACTGTCGGGGGACTTGTTCTTGCTACTGACGGAGTTGGTGTTTCTAGTGATCTTAATACAGAAGGATCGGATCCGCCGATCATTGGGGGTGTTGTTGCCATTATAATGGTCCTTTAATTGTTGTATTAGTATTTAGTCTAAAATATCTAATTACGGGTTGTTAACTGACTTAATTATCCAATAATCACTGCTCATACTTGTATTGGTAACAACATTAAATGGCATATAGAAGTACCCTTTAATACCCCATCTAGTGCCCCAACTGTTTCTTGCAATAAAGACTTTCTTACGCTTATCATATCCAACTAGTAGTACCGCATGACCACCTAACAATCGTTCACGCCTTGTGTTTGGATAAGGCATATTGCCAGTACGTGCTACACTAGCAGACATAAAACTAGTATATACATGAAATCCCATTACAACCGGATATCCATTCGTTAATGCATCTATACATCCATTATAATCATTTACTCTTTCATATCGTGTTACTTTACGATTTAATGCATCATTTTTTGCTTCAGTAATTGGTTCTTGTCTAAACTTTCTAATATCATGTGGCCACAATGATTCTAAGCTTGCACCATAATGATTTGTTGCTTTGATCCCATCTCGTATGTAGGCACCGCTATCGTAGTTAACTGTACCAAGTAATAATCGTTCATAGTAGTAGATAAACAATCTACTAACATCGGTTGGTTTACCACTTCGTTTGTTTAGTAGTTCTATTGCTCCTGCAATTGCTTGACCAGTACAGCTACCAAGACTACCTTGATTTTCTATTGGACTGCAATATTTTCTTAAATCTACAACATTAGGACTTACTTTTTGTGTTACTTGATATTTGTAATCTCTAGTATCTATTTTATCAGTTTTCCATATTAAATTAAATTTGTCGTCAAGTGTCCTAGGTCTGACTTTTTTGTCGGCAGGGGGATTGAAGGTATGATCCTCGTCAGTGTTTATTATTGTTCGTGGATCTTGTTTCAATGCCATTTATTATCCTTTATTTACAGTTTAGTATAACCATAATTAACAACTGCAGTATTACCACTATTGTTAGTGATACCAAATGTAAACACATTAGCCGTGTTGCCAATGTAAGTATTAACATTGCTGATTGAACCTACTGTGCCAGTAAACTGATCAGGTATTGTCGTAAACACTAACGCATTCCCAACTGCGTAGTACCAAGCATATTGTTCACCTAGTACTGGTACATTTGTATTTGTAACAACAGCAGTCGCAGTATATGTTATAATACCGTTTGGAATATTACCGTTAACCCAGATTGCGTAGGTTCCATTCAATGGAACACTAATGCTTACGGTATTATTACCTGACGCAAGTGACCAACTACTTGATATTTTTGTTGCAACATTAGATAAACCGCCACCGTTACCAGTAAAGTTGTTAGCTGAAATATTACCAGACGCACTAACTGATATACTACTGATACTATCAAATCCACTGATACTTGGGGCAGGGCTTGCACCACTACTAATCAAGTTACCCGGGAGTGTTGTAGTACCATTAGCATTAAAGTCCCATAGATTAGGACCACCGGCGCCGCCATTTTGTCCTACTGCTATTCTAACAATACCTGATCCTGAAGTAGGATTAGCATACACTGCCGCTATATTACTAGTGCCGACGTTGCCAATATCTTCTACCCAAAGACTTGATACACCACCGTTACTACCACTTGATACTGATAGTAATGGTAGATCAGGATTTGATTGTAGTAATGCAACATTTGATCCAAATACATTTGTGAGACCATTGATTACTAGATTGCCCGGCAATGTTAGATTACCATCTGTGTCAAATGTCCACATAGCATTACTACTATTACCATCATTACTGTTGATAACAATATTACCTGTATTTGCTAACTTAACATAGAAGTTATCACTACCTAAGAACAACTCGGTTGCATACAAGTTTCCACTTGTCATAT